CCAAAAATTATTGCAAATGCAGCAGCTTGAGCCTTGGTAGCGCCGGCAGACGTTGGAGTTGCCCAAGATGGAATACCCCCAGCTACAGTTAAAACTTGACCAGCTGTACCAATAGGTAATCTTGCAGCAGTAGCAGCAGAGGCTTCATAAATCATATCCCCAGTTGTAGTCATTGGGTTTAAAGCATTAAACGCAGTAGCCGCCGTTGTTCCCCCAGTACCACCAGCCGCAATTGGCAAAGTACCAGCAACTAAAGCAGATGAAGATGTTGAATAAAGAGCGTTGTTAGCTGCAGTAAATGTAGTTAATCCTGTACCACCGGCAGCGGAAGGTAATGTGCCAGCAGTTAATGTAGTTGCACCGCTTGAATAAAGAGCATTGTTAGCCGCTACAAATGTAGTTAATCCTGTACCACCATAGGCTGGGGCAACAGTTGTACCGTTCCAAACAGCGTTAGTAATAGTTGCATTGCCAAAGTCTGCGGTGGGTATACTAAAGTTGTACGTGCCAGGCAAGAAAGAGTAGATACCCCAAGTACCCGCATTTGTTGCAATACTTGTTGCGCCTATCTGAACAGCGCCACCAGCCGGAACAACATCAATCGTGGCGCTAGCGTTGTTTGTAATTGTTAAAGCCCCAGAAGAGTTATTAACAAAAATAAAACTTTGCCCAATCTGCAGTGTTGTAGCGTCAGGAAGTTGGATAGTTTGAGTGGTAGATCCAACTAAAACCTGCGTTCTTGTAGAAGCTACTGTTAAAACCGTTGTACCAGCAGCTGCTGTTACCGCAGTAAAACCTGCTGTAAAGTTGTTAAAAACAACGTTTTGATTGGCGTCACGCAATACCACTGAGTTAGCGCCACTAGAAGCCGTTACGCCTGTACCGCCATAAGCTACTGGAATAGTTGAACCGTTCCAAGCACCAGAAGTAACTGTGCCTAAAGCACTAACGTTTCCAGTCTCGCTCAGGTTTACAGATTTTCCAGAAGGGTAAGTAACAAATACAGTAACTGTGCCGCTAAATGTAACTGCAGAACCTGAGTTACTAGACGATAAAATTGTTGTACGGGTTAGCGTTGGGCCTGTGGTTGAATACGTGCCAACACCTACTTCAAAGTTTCCAGAAGTATCTGTAGCTCCATAGTAAGTGGTATTGCCATTACCAACAACTGAAAAAGACTGGAAACCTGTAACACTTCCACTTAATGTAAAACTTATGGTTGTATTAGCAGTACCAGTCTGTTGAACACGATCATACAGCGCCAGAGCCATTTAGGACTCCTTAGCTAGTAGCAGTTGTGCTGTAAGTAACGCTTACTGTGTCGCCTGCAGTTGTAACTTTAGCTGTAGAGAAGTTACCTTCAGAATACAAAGTACCCGCTGTAGAGCTTAATGTACTAACTGCACCAGACCCAGTAACCAAGAAACAACCAAAAACAGTACCGCCAGCACCGGTAATAGTGTAGGTAATAGCAGCTGCAGATGAAGTTGTTACGTTAGAAGGTGTAGAACCAGATGAAGTAGACGCTGCAAACACAGCAGTACCACGAACTGCGGAACCACCAACTGTGTAGTTAATAAACTCAGCGGAGTTAGTAGTAACCAATGTAGTCATCGTGTCAGTAGCTGCTGGAGTCAACGAAACCCTAGTTAGTCCTAAGAATGGTCCAACGGTAGTGTATGTGCCAGATGTACGTAACAAAGTATCAAGCATTAGCTGTTTACCCGCTGCTACGACCAAGTTAGGAACTTCTTCAGTCCACTTTAAATTACCTTGAGCATCACGGCACTCAACATGGTAAAAACCATCTTGAATCATACCTTCTGGTATATTAGCGTTTGCTTGTAATGTTGCTACAGCCTGATCGCCGCAGCTTGCTATTTCTTTTTGCATAAAAACTCCTTAGTTAGAAAAACGAATAATGGCGTTTGTTGCGTCCGCCGTTGGGAAAGTCACAGTAAACGTATTTGTAGCCGTTTTATCCGCACCAAAATCTAGTACCGCAACTGCTGCTCCAGTCGTGCTATTATAAATTAAAGCGCCTCTAGCTGTAAAACTAGCGGGGGTCCAAACTGCATTTTGGAATGAAATATAAGCTACTTCCCCGCTTGTAGCTGGAACAATAGGGACCAGCGTCTTGCCACCAACCGTATAGCCCGTACCGCTAATTTCACTGTCGGTTGTGTAGGCTAAGGTTTCGTAGGACAGATTAGCAAGCGCTGTATATAAAGCTATTTTATAGACATAAGGGGTTCCAGAAGCAAAGTTTTCTAGCCCGCTTAAGCAGTTCTTTTTGAAAATAGTGCATTGACCTTGCTGGATAGCCATTATGGATTAACCGGTATACGAGCCTGACCGTCCCTGTAAGCGTCACCTCTTTCGAGTCCTGTACCAAGTCTATTAAGCTGCATTAGAGCTTCGGTGTACTTGTCTTCGTAGTACTTAACAAGGTCTTGCTCGCCCTTCATAAAAAGCATTGCTTCCCGCATTGCACCATAAAGAAGTACAGGATCATAGTTATCGCCTAGCCAGCTTGTACCTGTGGCGTTATTAATAACACTTACGGGTATAGAAAACCCAGAACCAGAACCACCGATATAAGTGTTAGAACAGGATAATACATCCCCAACGGCGTAAAAATTACCGTTGTTTTTAATGGTTACAGATGTAACAACCTGTCCAGAAACTGTTATGTTTGCAGTAGCTCCAGAACCAGAACCCCCTGTTAAAGGCACATTGCTGTAGTTTCCGTTGGTGTATAAAGAGCCTCCAGTAATAGCCCCAATACCAGAAATAGCGCCTTGAACAATAGATACTGGATAGTAAAAATAATGGAGTTCTGTGGTGTAACCGCTATCAGGGGTTGGGCCTAAAATAAAAGACAGCTCATTTGCGTTATTAAATTGAGCGCCAAACAATGCGTAGTATTTAGGTAACCCTGTATCTGTAGGCTGTGGGTATGCCTCACGGATAAAGTTAACATCTTTGTTAAGTAAATACTCGTAGCTTCCGTCGGCTTTAATTATTGCCATTGAAAAAGTAGACAAATAGTCGGTCGGTGCAGAAAGATACTTGTTGCCAGACGTTAATGCGCCTGTTACGTTCTTACGTAGTGGGGCCAGCTGAACTGAGTTGTATATACGCTCTTCGGCTTCTTGAACAAAAGTCGAGATGTTATGTACAAACAGCGACTCTGTATTCTCAGAGTAGTCCTGAATCGCCTGGTATAGTTGAACGTAATTCATTCGGGTTTACCCTATATATGACACTTAAGCCATTGGACCACGAGCCATAACGCCTTTAGTAGCTGCGCCAGTGCCACGGATTTTCATTTCGCCATGCTTATTGACTGGTGATTTGTTGTCCTTGGTATAGCCGCCTACCGATATGTTTATGTTATCTACACCATTGCCTGGCTTAGTAACAGCAGATTGTGCTGTAGTTATTTTTTTACCTGACATAGTATGTGGCTCAGCATAAACCTTAGCGTCTCCAACTTCTTTGCCCATTACTTTCTTTGAATAGTTAGCCATTATCGACCTCTCCCTGCGTTTTTACGCATCATGCCTTGATTCTTGACTTTGGCTAAATTACGACCCATTTTCTTCATGTCCATCTGGCTTTTACCACCCATCTTTGGCTTTGCCTTCATGCCCAAGACTGTAGGACCACTATCGCCTAAATTTGTACCTTCGGTCTTACCTTTTTTGGCTACTCCGTCTGCTGTTGATGTATAACTCATTTTAAACTCCTAAGTTGTTGATACTGTTATTGTACCAAGTTGCCCTATTGCCACCAAATAGTTTGGGGTTAAAACGGTATCAAACCCGCTTGCCCCGCCCACTGGTGCCCACCCCCACTGAAATACCCTACTACCGCCAGACACATTGCCTAAAACATCTGTCCCTGAGACCAGATAACTAACGTCAGGTCTTGGTTCCCGAACTGCTTGCGGGTCATTAACTGGATATAAACCCAGCGATAACTGTGGCTGATCTGGGTCCCAACAGCTAGGACACACCTTAATATTATAAAGCTTGGTCTTAACTACTTGTTTCTGTAATTCCTTAAGTTTATACCTCTGACCACATCGGTCACACTCCGCAATCGAATTCTTGCCAGATGCATATTTAGATGGCATTAGTAAAACAACTGACGGGGTACAAACCTATCAGCAGCCTTTTCTCTATCTTCTTGAGAAGCTAATAACCATTGTTGTTCATAGTCGGCTTTAAGTGCTAAAACTCTTTCTGGCGTTACTTCTGGTTTTTTCATTGCAATATAGTATGCCAATCCAGCCACCATACAGGGAATAAAGCGGAATGGGATATCTTGGATGTTTACACCATTTCCAGCATCTTGCATGCGGCGCATACGCCAGTAAACAAACGTATAGCCTCCACCAGCATTAGGGGCGGGCCAAACATTAATACAAGGTAAGTTTTGTATTTTTACAGAAGCACCAGTGGCGTGGGTAGCTGCGGTAGTTCCGTTTTGTCCTCTTACGCAGTTTATTAGTTGGTTGTCGGTTACGTTGGTATACCCGATAGTTTCCGAATCAATTAAAACAAACCCAGTTGAAGGTAAGTTTGCTGTAGACCCTACGTAAATTGTAGTGTCTGTAGTAGATACGCTTGGTGTGTTTCCGCTTGCCGCTACCGTTGTAGACGCCGCTGAGTTTGTGTTTGCAGTCTGGCGGTTAATCCAAACTTGAATTGGTCGGCCGTTTGCTAGTTTATTAGGTATGGTTGAATAAGTAGACTCAGAGATACGGGAAATATTAATATCTGACTGTGTGCTAGCAGTGCCGTTGTTTTGGCGAATAACGTGATCTAAAAGGTCAATTGTGTCTTCTGGTATAGGGTATACTGCCTGCCCTGTAACCATCGGGATTACGCCTTCTTCAATTGTCCACAAGTTAATACCACGGTTTGCCCACTCAATAGTAAGCAAATTTAAAGACCGGCGGGCCGTACGAAAGTCATAGCCAGAACGCAACTGTAACCCAGAGCGCTCGTATGCTTCCTCTATTAGATCGTTAAGATCTAAATTAAATGTAGCAAGGCCGGTTGTATTTGCCATAGTTATTTGTTCTTAAGCAATTCAATTTCTCTATGAAGCTTGTCTATAAGTTCGTCTCGTGCGTCTAGTTTTTTCATAAGACCTACACTAGTTTCAGCCCACATCGACATATCTCTAACTCGTTCTTTATGGTCATCAAGCATCATTTGATATAAACGCTCAGACGCCTCTACTTGTAGTTGAATAAAGTCTTTTGTATCAGCCACTATTTACACCTTTCGATATGGTTTTACTTTTGCTTTTACCTTTTTGGGCTGTGGCACGAACTGTTTTCCCTGTGCTTTGCCCGCCCGCTTTGCTCGTGTTGTTGCTGCGTACTCGGCTGGGCTTAGTGCCTGTATTGCTTTTTTTGGCAGGTACCGCTCGCCTGTTTCGGACGATTTTTTCCCTGACTTGGTCGTCCACTTTTGGTCGCCCCAAGCCTTTAAAGAACGTTGTGATTTTGCCAATCCACTCATTTATATCCACCGCCAGCCGCCTTATATCGTTTAGCCATTAACTGAGCTTTGCGGGCTGACCATTGACCAGCGCCAGTACCTTGCACAGCAGCGGCTTTAATACTATTAAAGATCCGTTTACGTAACTCAGGTTTGGTGTAGTTACCTGCCTCGTTTACTTTTGACTTAGTTTTGCCACCTTCTGCGTACATATCAGCCGCCGTTAACGAGCCGGGTTTTTGTAAAAGTTTCTTTGCTATTGCCGAACCAGCTCCGGCTCTGCCGCCCTTACCAACCTTACCGCCTTTGGCATACATCTCTACATCTTGCGGTTTGTCTTTCCGCTTGATGATTTTTTTACCGGGCATTTTAGATGGGTTAATGTCCCCCATTCCACGGCTAGGTCTCATGCTCTTGTTTTCCCTCTGATTGCAATACCATCGGCTCGTTTAGACGCTGAGGATACTTTCCCACCAGTTCTAAGATTATCAGGTGCATCGTCACCTCTTTTGCCACCGCCTGTATGTTTATCAAGAACTGCTTGAAAGCCTTTAGCGCCAGATTTTTTAGAATCTTTATCTACTGCGTTAGGGTTTTGCTTAGCGGGTGTTGCTGGGATGGAAGGAGTAGGGTTAACTTTATTAAGTCCGCCTTTATTAAAGCCAGCTTGATTATAAGCTTCACCCTCACGGGCAGCAGCAGGTACAGACTCCCGCATAGCTTTTCCAGCTCGGATTTGATCCCGAGCGTCTTTTGCCATAGTCGGCATAAGCCTTGAAAACATATCTTTCTCGGCTTCAATGCCTTCTACTGTTTTCTTGCGAGCGCTTTCAAGTTTTTTCGCTTCTTTTTCAGTAGGTTGTCTGTAGTTTGGCATGGTTATACCATCCGGCCTTTTGTTTTACCACGAATAGCGCATCCATCAGCACGTCTAGAAGCTGAAGATTTAACTGCACCGCCTGATTTGTAGCTAGTAATACCAGCTTTCTCACGCAGGTCTTTGGCTATTTTACCAAAACTAAACGTGCCTGGTTCTATTTTAGCTTTTGGCTTTTCTGAGCCTGCACTTTCTTTTTTGTACGATCCGGGCATCTCTGGACCTTTTTTAAGAGACTCTCTAAAATCTTGAACGGTAGTTTTTTTAGTTGGGCCCATTTCAGATTTTGATTCTGCCTTTGCAGCAGGTTTTGTTTCAGCCTTTGGAGCAGGTTTTGCCTCTGCCTTTGCAGCAGGTTTTGTTTCAGCCTTTGGTGTAGGGGCTTCTGTGTTGTATAGGTCACCAGTCTCGGTATTGCGACGGATCTTAGAAGTAGCGCCAGTCTCATCACGTAGTTCACTGGTATCTGCTTTAGGCGCAGCCTTTGGTTCATCAGGAACAGCTCTACGCATACGAGCCATGATGATAGGGTCGCTACGATCAGCACCACCTAGCCATTCTTCTTGGGCTTTGCTTAAACCGCCCCCTTCAAATTTATGCATTTTCTTTTTCATATTAGCAAGCCTTTCCGCCCATGTTCATTTTAATCATCTTGCCTTTGGTTTTACCCTTGGCCTCTACACCACCACCTTTTTTCAAAGCAGATAAGTTAGTTTTTTTA